ACTAGTGGATCTTCTGTAATGCAAGATTTAGTTAACCCATCAGTAAGTGGGAGTTTGATAAACGGACCTACTTTTAGTAATCAAAATGGAGGATGTTTGGTATTTGATGGGACTAATGACTACGCAATAACCAATACTATAAGCTTATCAGGTAGCCAAACAATGAACGTAGTGTTTAGTGTAAGCGGATCCTCAGACAATCCAATATCTGGAATATTCACCAACCACAAATATACCGAAGAAGCTAATATAGGCTTAAACTACGCTGGATACAGAGTTAGTGTATCAATTGGGTATACTGATTTTACTAGAGAATTTGCTACTAAACAATCTAATTATATTTTAACTGATAATAAAATAACAGTTGCTTCTTTGGTATTTGATAATCCAACAAATACTATACTTATGTATATAAACGGAATACTTGATAATAGCTGGGTATTGACTAAAACAGTTAAATTTGTTCCTTGGGTTGTTTATTTAGGAGTATGGTCAAATTATCCCGATTACTATCTTAATGGTCGAATATATCAAGGTCAAATTTATAACAGAACACTCTCAGCCCAAGAAGTACTACAAAACTACAACGCTACAAAAACTAGGTTTGGATTGCAATAATTTTGTATAGTTATAAGCATGAGTACACCGTACACTTGGGACAATGCCAACTTCGCTTGGGATAGTAATCCATACACTTGGGATGATGTTGCATTAGCAGACCAACTCGCAGCAGCAGTAGGAGGTGGAATACACCACGTTAAGCATGTATTAAAAGACGAAAAAAAGAAAAAGCAGTTCATTAGACTACTATGCAAAGTTAAGGGAAAGGAATACGATGAACAGAAGGAAACAGCAGACTTCAAGATAGTTATATCAGACGTGCAACTAGTAATTAGTGAAGTTGCAAGTACCGTAAAATTACAACTATAATGTATAAATTATTTACAGATAAAGTAGAAATCTTCGAATGTGATGTTAAATTAGAAGGAGCATCAACAAAAAACAGCATAGCTAGAATCATAGTTGAGTCTGAAGATGTGAACCTATTGTTTAATGGTACAATTACCGAAGATGGTAAGTGTAAGATTCCAATCAAAAAGCTAAAAGGATTACTCGGAGAAAACGCTAAGGGAACTCTAAAGCTAGAAATCATAGCAGAAGACACCTACTTCACACCATGGAGCTCAGCATTCTCAGTACAAGCAGCTAAAAAAGTAACTGTAGAGATAAAATCACAAGCAGCTGAGATAATCCAAGAAAGTGCTCCAGCAGTGCAAGTTACAAAAGTAAAGGGTGAAATAAAAAATAATAAAGTACCATTGTCGGTTCAAGAGCATATTGTGCGTATAGTAAAGTTATTAGTGCGTGAAGACATCAAGCTAAGTAATTTAAAGATCAAGAAAGATCGATTAAATAACATAGTTGCAGTGTATCTTCGCAAGAGCGCTATTAACGAAGTACAGAAACCACAAATAATCGAAGGCATCTTGAACAAGTTGCCAAAATAAATAAGTTATGGCAGGACCATTTGATTTTACTGGTCAAAACATTCAAGACACCTACCAGCGCGTACTACAGACTGATGGTACGAGTATATACGATGGGACAGGTTCACTATTCTCACTTCCTTCTGCATTTCCATTTACTGGGTCTGCACGAATAACTGGAAGCTTAGGAGTAACTGGATCAATTAGTGTAACTGGAGGGAGTACAGCGGCTTTAGAGATATATAGTACTCAAGCAAATGTAGCATTACCTAATCAACTTAGATTTTCACAAGCTGGTGGTAATATATTGTTTAGTGGGTATGCTGGGACTATTAGTGATTCGTACGGGTTAACCTTATCAACAGCAGCCGCTTTTAGGCCAGTGCGAATTGCAGGTACAAGTGGTTTATATGTTGGCAGCCAATCAGGTATTTCCACACCCGCAGGAAATATTATAACAGAAGGTAGTGTGGGGGTAAGAACAGCAACACCATCAGCATCACTTCACATTAAAGGTGTAACATCATCCTCTTTCCAACCTTCCTCCTCATTGTTGGTGGAAAATGCTGCTGGGCAAGGTTTCTTAAAAGTAGAGGATGGAGGAATAGTTTATATAGGTAAGATAGGAGATGGAGAGATCCAAGCAAGCTCAGGAAACTTTAGAACTGTTATTAAGTTTAATAGCAACAAGCTTGAATTCAGAGACTACCAAACACAAGCAGGCGCACTAAGCTCCACAGGATTGATTCTTACAAATGGATCAGACCCATTTGCAACAAATAGATTAGATGTTGTTGGTAAGGCGTTTGTAGGATCCACAGTGATACCAGCATCAGCATCACTTCACATTAAAGGAGTGGCATCATCATCAATATCATCATCACTACGAGTTGAGAATTCAAACGGATCTGCTTCATTAGTAGTACGAGATGATGGTAGTAATTTATTTGTAGGATCAAATGGAATTTCTGCTGGTACATGGATAGATGCTACCGGGTCTATAAACTTAATCCGGAGTGCATTTGGTACTACCTATGGCTTACGAGTGTATAATGGAGCTGGATGGTCAGGGCATAATGCTATACAAGCTATAGCATACCAATATCCAATCTACGGAGCGCAAGGAAGTAATGGTGTTGAAGAAACAAGCCCATTAAATGCAGGAGCAGGTGTCTTTGGTAAAGGCGGTGTTGGTGTAATAGGTCGTGGAGTACGGCCTACAAATGATTCAGGCTCAATTGGGGTAATGGCTACATCTCTATATGTCAACCCAACACTAGACACAACACTATACAACAGATCAGCTTCCCTGCATGTTAGAGGATTAGGCACTTCAGCAACTGGCTCAACTCTTCTTATTCAAAATTCAAACGGTTCTGCATCATTAATTGCAACAGATAATGGAATTGTCTATGCTCCCGGACCTACTTACACAGCTACCAACACAGTATTTGGAAACCAAGCAACTCTTTTAAGTACAACTGGATCTTTTGTAACAGCTATTGGCTACCAAGCTTTATATAACACCACTGGGTTAGGTAACACAGCTGTTGGTTATCAAGCAGGAGACGGAAATACAACAGGAACAGAAAACACATACATTGGATATATTGCTGATGGTTTTTCTAATAACATAGGTGCTACTGGTATAGGAACTCGAGTAAGTGCAGGGGGATTCTATAGTGTAGCTATTGGGTATGCAGCCACTACTGATGGTGGTATTTCTATAGGAAGACAATCCAGATCATCGTCTGGAACTATAACGATAGGATCATTAGCAGGATATGGAAGTGGTAACACTAATAGTGTTTTTATTGGAAACTCAACTGGATATAATACAAACAGCAAAACAGGTAACGTATTCATAGGTGATCAAGCCGGATATAATGAAAATACCTCAAATAAGTTATTTATAGCAAACTCCAACACGACAACACCTCTAATAGGAGGTGATTTTGCTAACGCTAGATTGGGTATCAACATTAACCCAGGATCAACTACAGCTACATTGCAAGTTAGAGGATCAGGTACAACAAGCGCAACTACTGCTTTGAGAATTGAAAACTCAAATGGATCTGCATCATTAGCAGTATTAGATAATGGTAATGTTGGTATTGGAGGTGAGGCAATAGCTTCATCATACAAGTTGAGAGTATATGGTACTATATGGGCTGATGCTTTTGCACAATTGTCACAACTTGCTGGGTATGCTGGAGTTGGGATAATACAGTATTATGATGCTGGTTCAACTTTTAGAATGAGGGTTTATGGTACACATGGATCAGAAGCGGTTAAAGGTATATTATCAATCGATAGACAAGATTTAAGTTATACTACATTAGCTAACTCAATAACCCACACTGCCTCGTTTTATCAAGACCATCCAAGTTTTGTAATACGATCCAATAATACATCTGCAAACTCCTTCTTCCTACAAAACTATATGTACGCTAGTGGGGCTTTATTCGTAACAAGCCAACCAGCAGGAGGAGACACGAGCTTTAGATTTAAACCTAGTGCATCAATAGCTTCGTCACCTGATGTATTTGTGATCAATACAAGTGGAGTACAGGTGACAGGATCGTTAAGTGTTACTAGCGCTAGTACTTTTGCAAACGGAATTTCAGTATCAGGTTCCACAACAATAGGCGATGCCCTAATAATCAACATCCCAGAAACAGATGGGCCAATTGACGACACAAGACCAGCTGGTTACTACAAAGCAACAGTAAATGGAGCTGTAGTGTATTTACCATACTATTTATAATAAACTGATATTTATAACAAACAAATAAACACAACATGGCAGTTAAAGTAACCGGATTTTTCCAAAACCCACAAACAGGATTGATTTACGACTCTCCACTTTTAACATTAGTACCACACCTTCAGTATGCTGGAGCAATCGCAATGGATGTATACATTGGAGGAAATGGTGCAGTAGGATATCAAAGCATCGATAAAGCTACTCTAACGTACGATGTTGCAATTACAGATCCTTATAGCCAATTGATTGATGCTTTGGATACTTACGTAATTGACAATCTTAAAGATGCAAATGCAATTAACAGTGCAGCAACATTTGAGAAGTACGTTCCACCAGTACCAGTAGTAGAAGAGCCAGTACAAGAAATAACTCCAGAAGAACCAACTCCAGAAGAGCCGGTAGTATAATAGTAACTTGCCCTATTTATTAGTATGGGAATAAGTTACCAAGGTAGAGATGTACAAAAGCAGTCTGAGGTAGGACTGAGGCTAGAAGACCTTGTATCATACGACTACTCAGCGTATGACTCAGGATCAGGAGAGGGAGCAGTCGAAGTTGTCGATAGATGGCTTGTTGCTGATGATTTTCAATACTCATCGTCGATCGAGTTTGACAAAGAAAGCCTTGAAAGCTACTCAGCATCCTACTTCTTACCAACGGTAATCAACATTAGCGGAGCTTTTTACGGTATATTCAGTGGAAGTGGTGCTTCTGTTAGTGGTCCTTTAACAGTAATTGGAACCTCAAGTTTCTACGGTCCAGTAAATGTATCAGGAGCATTACGTCTCGATCCAACAGAAGATCCAGGTAACATAGAACCAAGCTCGTCTTTTTTATTCCAAAGTGCATCAAATACAAACTTAGCAACTGATTTGTACATAAGACAAGGTAGTCAGTTTATTAAGTTCAATTGGATAGCAGACACACTCTTTACAAGCCTACTATATGGTGGAGTAGTAACTTACTCAGGAAGTACGGTTTATATTTCATCTGGTTCTGGTATTGTTGTTGATCATAATGCTAATACGGTTAATGAATCCGCTGCCACAATAAAGTATGTTACATGGCCAAATACATCATTTACACCAACTTACATCAACGTACGACAAGTTACTTACTTAGCGTTCGACTCTAGCAGCAATCTAATACAGGATTATGAGCCATTTAACAGCGATGACTACGTAGATAAGATTATTTTAGGTGCAATAGGGCATTTTGATTTAACAAATGTAACAGCATTCCAAGGTTCGGCACTTACAGCGTATGCACAACAAACTCAAACTAATACTTTTATAGACTCATTTGGTCCACTAAAGTTAACAGGGTATGGAATAACTGCACAACCGTCGAGCTTTAAGTTATCAGTTGCAGCAGGGACATCTTTTATCCATGGAGGATTTTATGACTATGATCCTACCCGCCCTTCAAACATATCAACAGTTGCACAGGCAACAGCTAGCATAGCATACGTCTATAGAAACGGCAGTGGCGGAATATTTTTTGACACAAATGGTGGAGCGTTTTACCCAAACGTAACTTGTAGTTTGTACGACGATGGTACGGGAACACCTGCATCTGTATCAAACAATAACTGGACGATTCAAAGAGTAACATGCGATCCAAGAACGGGCAAGCTGTATATATACTACGGTCAAAACATATATGCTACTTTAGACGACGCGCTGACTAACTTACCTACAGATTCGTTCACAGAAGGAGATACAAAAGATTTTACCACCTTCTTAGGTTATTTAGTTGTAAAGAGCAATACGTCAGACTTATCAAACACAACCGATAATTCAATACTTACTAGTGGTTTATTTAGAGGAATTGGTGGAGGAGGTGGCGGAACTGGAGGTGGTGGTGCAGGAACACCTGGTGGATCCAATACCGAGATACAATATAATAACGGCGGTACGTTTGGAGGTAGTCCAAACTTCACTTTTGATGGAGTTAGTCACGTAAGAGTGACTGGAAGCCTAACAGTATCAGGTTCAAGTACATTCACAAACATAGGACCAGCTGCGTTTAATGGTAATACATCAATGACAGGTTCGTTGTTTGTATCAAGTTCAAATGCTACCCAATTACAAGTAGGTAGTAATTTATTATTTGTTAGTAGTAGTGGTCAAGTAGGTATTAGGAATACTGTTCCTAATAGTGATTTAGAAATTTACGGTGTAGGAAGTAATAATGGTACTTTACGATTAACACGCGGAAATAATAATGCTAATTATGTAGCATTATCAGGTGGTACTAGTGGAGCTATATATAATATTAACACATCTGGTGTTCAAGATCATATATTCCAAACTGGTGGCACTGAAAGAATGCGTATTAGTGGAAGCGGTAATGTTGGTATTGGTACCAGCACCCCAGCAACTGCTTTAGAAGTAAATGGTGTTATACGAACTCCTCAAATGTCTATAGGAGGTCTTGATTCTGGAAGAAATCAATTCCTAACATACACTTCTGGCCCAGTTTACAGAATGTTCTCAACTTTAGGACAATACGCTTCATTAGGAATTGGATCACTCTCAGTTGGATCAACATATGGTGGTATATCCGGGTCTGCAAATACAGTTTTTATAGAAGGAAATACTTCAATTGGTACCACAACGCAATCAGCTCGTTTACAAGTAAGAGGCTCAGGCGCTACAAGTGCTACAACAGCACTTCGAGTAGAAAACACTAACGCAAGTGCAAGTTTAGTAGTATTAGACGATGGTAGTGTAGGTGTAGGCACATCTACAATAACAGCTAAATTAGATGTTAGAATAAACCAAGCTAATGCCAGTACAGTACCATATTTAAACTTACTAAATGACGCAGCGGGGTATGTTGGATATACTTTTAAGAAAGTAGGATCTAATGATTTAGGTTTGTATGGTAACTATACAACACCACCTGCAATGCTATGGAAGTATGTATCTACTAATGAAGGTTACGTAGGTATTAACACAGCTTCTCCAGTTGCATCACTTCATGTTTCCGGCTCATCAGGATCAGTTTTATTAAAAATAGATTCACCTGCATCATCAAGCATACTGTATATTAGTGGTAGTGGTAATGTTGGTGTTGGAACATCTACACCTACTCAAAAATTTACTATTACAGCTGGATCTGTTTTATTAGATAACACATATGCTTTAAAAATAAAAAATTCCACTGGAACTGAATTAGATATGATTACCTTAAATGGAGGTAATAGTTTGTATCTAGGTTCAGGACAAAGAGAAGTCTTCATTAGAGCAGGTAATAATAACATACTATATGTCACTAGCTCGGCTGTTGGTATAAACACTTCTACTCCATCAGCAACATTGGACGTAAATGGCACTGCTAGATATGTTTCTCAATCGTATTATGGAACATTCTCTGAAAGTCCAACAATTTACCCAAGCGATACATCAATAAATTATGCTGCCTCTGCTGCAAGTTTAGCTTTTTATTTAAGAAATGGAGCTGGAGGTAGTGGGAGATTTATATTTTCAAGCGCAGATAAAGCTGGAACCACAACTTCAACTCAATATCTAACTCAATATACAGCAACGTACAATCCAACAAGTGGAACAGGATTGTATACTATGATAGAATTAAATCCAACAATCAACCAATCGGGTGGAGCTAATGGTATTACAAGAGGTTTACACGTTAATCCTACACTACCATCAGCCCTTGATTTTAGAGCGATTGAAAATGTTAGAGGCAATAATCTACTTAACAGCACCTCAGGCAATACTTACATTGGCTTATCTACAAATGCTGGAACAGCTCGTTTACAAGTACGTGGATCAGGTGCGACATCTTCAACAACAGCACTTCGAGTAGAAAACTCAAGTACAACACCATCTTTAGTGGTATTAGATAATGGGTATGTAGGAATAGGAACTGGGTCCGCCGCTTATAAGCTAGATGTACTTGACAATGCTGGAACATACGTAGCCCAGTTTAGAGGATCTAACTCATCGTATATAGTTTCTGGGGATACGTCTTTAACGGGTGAAAGTGGATTAAACGCTAGAAATAGCAGTGGGCAAATGTTTCTAGCTATATCAGCTAGTATTATTACTTTAAGCGGCGCAGGAGGAGCCAACACAGTAGCTATCAGACCAGGTGGTGCTGAAAGAATGCGTGTTAATAGTAGTGGTAATGTTCTTATAGGTACAACAACAGACTCAGGATTTAGGCTAGATGTAAGTGGATCAGGCCGATTTACCAACAACCTATCAATAACTGGCTCACTGATAGCATCGGGAACATATGGTGGTATTAATACCATTACTAACAAACCAAATTTATTTGATATAAATGGAATTGTAAGAGTGCAGTGGACCAATGGATACTTAAACAATACTGCAGGCGATACGACGTTAGATTGGGAACTTAAACAACTTAATGACGCTGCTACTACTGGGGTGTTAGACTGGGAAAATAAAATACTTTATGACTCAGCAGGTGCTAGTAGCATGGATTGGACAAATAGAACATTATCAGAAACTACCAACACATGGGTTGCTTTGGAATACTCTGATGACACATACCTAAATAGCCAACTTTACTACCGCAACACAATTCCTGCTCAGGTTCAAAGATCAATAGCAAACACACCAACATCAAAATATGGTGGTCAAGTAATTCAAGCAACTGTAGATGCTGGAGTAGTAGATTTTCAATTAGTGTTCCTGGATACAGATGGTACTTGGAAAAGCACTAAAGCTACAGTCGCAAATGGTGCATCTAAGATGTTAGGAATATGCGTTGACCAAGCAGGTGGTTATATATTAATAGAAGGTGATGTAGGAGTAAGTGACGACGCTAGCCAAGGTGCTTATGTAGTAGGAGCAGACCACGGCCTGCCAGTGTATGTATCGAGTACTACTGGAGTTATGGACGTAACTGCTCCATCAGGTACGGGTGAATTGGTAAGAATAGTGGGTCATATTTATTACCAAAGTAGCTCAGATCCAAATTGGTGGACAATGAAATTTAGACCAAGTAACGATTGGTATGTTTTATAAAGAATAATTTATGGCTAATATATCACAAATAAATGGTAATTTAATAAATGCTGCCACCGCTTCATTAGCAGTTACAGCGTCATACGCCTTATCAGGAGCAGGTGGGGCTAACTTACTACCATACAACGGTAATGCTATAATAACCGGTTCCTTGTCAGTAGCCACTGCAAGCTTAGGACCGAGTGAAAATACAATAACCTTAGGAGCTCGTGATAGTGTAAATGAGGGAGGTCAACTTGGATTAAATGCTCCTGGAGGGACCTATACGTCCGCTTCGTTTATCGATCTTTATCAAAACAGAATTAGAATACTCAAAGGTACAAACGCTGGGAGTACTGCCGAAGTTGCTAACTGGAGTATGCATAGCCTGCAAATGTCATTACCAGCATATAATAGCCCATCGGCATTTACCGGCACCCCAGTAGCTGGTTTGGGAGTAGATAGCGGTGGTAATATAGTTACAAGTACTAGAACAGGAAGATATGGTACTGCAATATCCGGCTCTACAATCGGTACTGGCGTAACTGCTCAAACTATAGTTTATTCTCAACTTATACCTGCTAACACTTTAGTAGCAGGTGATGTAGTTAGAACATACTTTAGATTTAGAAAACTATTAACAAGCGCTAACGCTACACTTAATATAGTGGTTAATACTTCAAGTGCAGTTGCGGGTTCTACCACATTAGCTACATTAACAGGTAACGCAGTGCATATGCAAATGAAAAGAGATTTTTATATTGCTCAAGGCAATGCTACTACTCATTTAGGATCCGGAGTAAGTGCTAACACTGATGAAGTCACTAACACTCAAGGACTAACTGTTATAAACTGGGCTGTCGATCAGTACCTTATATGGACAGTAACATTAGCCACCGCCGACTCAGGATATGGATTAGGATATATAATAGAACAAGTATTATGATTTTAGATGTACAAACAATCCCAAATGGATTTATTTTAAGAGGTGAAGAGTTGCTCTTCGACACAGACCAACTCCCCAACTCTTATGAAATAACCTCACCAGTTAATTTTCTAGTTGACACTACGAATGGGCTAATTGTGTTCGACATTACAGCCATGTCCTGTAATGAGGTGCAATACAGTACACCAGAAAATTTTATTCAAGCTTTGGGTCTAACTTTAGTATAAATGCGTATATTTATATAAAACAAAACAGTTATTATTATGTCAGAATCAATCAAGTTTTCAGAAGAAGAGATCACAGAGATCAAACAAGTTCAAACCAACTATCAAAAGCTAGGATTAGACTTAGTTCAAATTAAGCTAGCAGTTCTTAGCGCAAAGAATCAATTAGAAGCCTTCGAATCAGAAGAGAAGATGCTTACAGAGCGTATTCTTGAGTTAAATGAGTCGGAAAGAGCCATTGCTAAGAAGTTAGAAGAAAAGTATGGAAAGGGTGAAATCGATCTAGAGAGTGGAGTATTTACTCCCATTTCCTAAGAGGATTCTATAAGGTTTCGGGTTACGTTATACTATTTATATGTAAACTAATCAACTAATATAACGATGGCCGAAAAAATAGTTAGCCCAGGAGTCTTTACAAACGAAAAAGACTTATCATTCTTACCAGCCGGTATTGCTGCCATAGGTGCAGCTATCGTTGGTCCAACCTTAAAAGGTCCTGCTTTCGTACCGACAGTAGTATCAAACTTCAACGACTTTATCACCATGTTTGGTGGATTGAGTGAAACTACTTACGTTCCGTATGCAGTAAAAAGCTACTTGAAAAATGCAAGCACTGTAACAGTGATTCGTATCTTACAAGAAGGTGGGTACAACGTAAACAACACATTTAGCTTAATCCACTCATCATCAGTAGGATTTAGAGTAGTTGGTCTTGCTATACCAAGTGCTAAGATGCAATTAAGCAACGGACTGAACCTATCAGGATCAGTTATGACATCATCAATTGGTACTGCTGGCTCTGGTAGCGCATCAGGATCCTTCTTGATGTCTTTTGCTGGAGGTGGAATGACATCCTTTACAGTATCTGCATCGGCAGTACCATCAAGCAACATAAGCTTCGATAAGGTGTTAGGAACTAATGTAAATTCAAACCAAAACGCATACGCATACCTATGGTTCTCTGATTTTATGTCTTCAGCTGCAGCAACTGCATCAGGAGCATTAGTATCATCATCTGTAGGTAATTCACTTAACTTATCTGGATCATCATTTGGAGGCTATCGTCCTGCAAGAACACCTTACGTAACCTCTCAGTTAATAGCTGGCCAAAGCCCTAAAGCTCTTTTCCGTGCAGTTACCCTAGCGGATGGTACAGACACAAATACACAAGTTAAGATTAGTGTAATTAACCAAACACTACCATCAACAACAGCAGCTGGTAATGTATACGGAACCTTTACTTTGTTAGTTCGTGATTTCGCTGACACAGATCAACGTCCTTTGGTATTAGAATCTTACAACAACCTAGACTTGGATCCAAACTCAGCAAACTTTATTGCTCGCAGAATTGGAGATAGATACAACCAAGTAAATGCTATAGACAATAGTATTAAGGTATTGGGTGACTATCCAAACGTAAGTAAATACATACGCATTGAGGTAGACAACGATGTAAAGAACGGAGGTACATCATACGCTTTATTCCCAAAAGGATTTCAAGCAGTACTAGAGCCATTTGCAGGCCCATACAGCCTTCCTTCAGCATCTTTTGTAACGCAAAACATTGTAATAAATGGAGCTTATAACACAAAAGCTTACTACGGATGGGATTTTAACTCAAACGATAACGAAAACTACCTAAAAGCTTTACCAAGTGGAGCAGCTGCTGGATTGAACGTAAACTTCAACTTAGATAACTGCTTCTTCCACCCAAGTGCATCAGCAATAGATTCAACTACAACTGGATTTACAGCAGGAGCTTCTGTATCAGGATCAAATCTAAAAGGATTAGATATCTCAAATCAATTGAAGTTTAGCGTACCATTCCAAGATGGATTTAACGGAGATGACCCAGCAGTACCAAAATACGTTGGATCAAGCATCACGGCAGCAAACGTACAAGGTCTTAACTGTACAAACGCAAATTCATTAGGTAGCCAAGCTTATATCAAGGCTTTGAATATTATTCAAAACGCTGAGCAGTACGACATGAACCTTCTTGTAACACCAGGTATCACAATAGCAAACCACTCAAGTGTAGTTGCTAAGGCGATCGATGTTGCAGAAACAAGAGGAGATACTTTCTATATTGCTGACCCAGTAATCCAAAACCAATCACTTGCAACTGCAGTATCTGCTGTAGCAAGCTCAGGAATCGATAGTTCATACGCTGGTGTTTACTGGCCATGGGTTAAGATTATGGATACTGACAAGAACAAGCCAGTATGGGTACCACCAAGTGTTGTTCTTCCAAACATCTACGCTTATAACGATAACGTAGCATTTGAATGGTTCGCACCAGCAGGATTGAATCGTGGAGGTATCACTGAAGCAGTAGACGTAGAGACTAAGTTAACTTTCTCACAACGTGACGCCCTTTACGAAGCTAAGATTAACCCAATCGCAACATTCCCAGGTCAAGGTATCTGTGTATGGGGTCAAAAGACACTACAAGTTAGAGCATCTGCTTTAGATCGTATCAACGTACGTCGCTTGTTGATCGCTTTGAAGAAATTCATCGCAAGCTCTACTCGCTACTTAGTATTCGAGAACAATACGACTGAGACTCGTCAAAGATTCTTAAACATTGTTAACCCATACTTAGAGAGAGTAAAAGCACGTCAAGGACTATATGCTTTCCGTGTAGTAATGGATGAAACCAACAACACACCGGATGTAATTGATAGAAACCAAATGTATGGTCAAATCTTTATCCAACCAGCTAAGACTGCAGAATTTATTGTATTAGATTTCAACATCTTACCTACTGGAGCATCATTCGAAAACGCATAATCGAGATATTTATAACAAATAAAGCAAAATGGCAAACTTAATAGAAAACGATAAAATATTCTACACACCTTACGAACCTAAGGTGCAGAATCGATTCATATTACAAGTTGATGGTATACCTTCTTTCATTATGAAGAAGGTATCCCGTCCACAAATCGAATGCGGTGAGGTAGTATTAGACCACATTAACATTATCCGTAAGGTAAAAGGAAAGTGTAAGTGGGGAGATATTACAATGACGTTATACGATCCAATCGTACCATCAGGTGCCCAAGCTGTAATGGAATGGGTACGTACTCAACACGAATCAGTAACTGGTCGTGATGGA